AAAAAACAAAATTTAAAGAAAAAGAAGAATATCAAAAGAAACAAAATGAAATGTTAAAAACTATTTTAGAAAGCGTAAATAATAACTCCAGAACAATAGAAAAATTAATTAATAAATTGGAGGGGTAAATTATGGGGGTAAAAGCTCCGCTAGAAGAAATAGAAGAAATTAGAAAATTATATAAATCTGGTTTAAGTGTAAATGATTTAACAAAAATTACAGGACGTAGTTATAGTTTTATACGCAAAACATGCGATATTAATTATAAATCGCCCTATCAGTGTTACAAGGAAAAAGGAATATGTTGGAAGTGCAAACAAAAAGATGCTATTAAAGGTAGAAGTTTGTGCGAAGAGTGCTTAGCGGAAGAGCGCGAAAGATGGGCTAATATTAATTTACATAAAAGTGTTTGGGAATTAGAACTTGAAAAAATACAGTATAGCTTAAATGAAATAATAAGGTTATTAAAAACCATTCCTATGGAGCAGGAAGAGAAACTTATCTATTCTAAATTAATAACCTATTATAAAAATAAAGTTATGACACTTAAAAAACATATAAGGGAGGTTAATAAAAAATGGCATTAAGTAGAGAGGAATACTTAAACATTATTAAAAGTATTTCAGAACGTACAGGAGATTCAGAGGATATTATGACTGATTTAAGAGTGCTTTCTGATAACTACCCTGAAGCAGAAGTTATAAGCGCCTACAAAGAAGAAGATGTATTTTCTAGTGATGGTGTAAAATGGTCTGAAAAATATGATGATATGCGGAGACGTTATAGAGAAAGATTTTTTAGCGGTGTAGAAGAAGCAAAAACCGAACAAATGGATGATATTGAAGAAGACAATAAGTCAGTTAAAAAATCATATGATGAATTATTTTCAGACCGTGAAGGCGATTATAAATAAAAAATATTAGGAGGAATGAAAAAATGGCAACAAAACCAGAAATTAAAACCATGAGCGCATCAGCAATGGATATTTTAAACGTTATTCGCGCTAATGCTTCATCAACTTATCAGGAAAGAATTCCAGAAGCCACACAGGATAATATCCGAGAAATCGGGAACGCAATGCTTACTTACGAAAGCACGCAGAATGAATTTTTAAATGCTCTAGTGAACAGAATTGCTCGTGTTATTATTACTAGCAAAAGTTATCAGAATCCATTAAGAATGTTCAAAAAAGGTGTACTGGAATTTGGTGAAACAATTGAAGAAATTTTTGTGAATATTGCTAGAGCGCATCAATTTGACCCCGCTGTGGCAGAAAAAGAAGTTTTTAAACGTGAAATTCCAGATGTGAACGCAGTTTTCCATAAAATGAATTATCAGAACTTCTACAAGACTACTATTTCCAATGAACAATTGAGACAGGCTTTTTTGTCTTATCAGGGAATTAGCGACTTGATTGCAAGAATTGTTGATAGCTTGTACACCGGGTCTGAATTCGACGAATTCCTTGTAATGAAGCAGTTAATAGTTGACGCGGCTAATGATGGAAAAATGTATGCTGTTACTATTCCGGAAGTTACACCGGATAACGCTAAAACCATTGTTGCAAAAATTAAAGGTATTAGTAATAGTATGGAATTCATGTCCAATGCTTATAATAGCATGGGAGTGTTGAATTACACAAAGAAAGAAAATCAAATTTTCCTGATTGACGCTGATTTTGACGCAATGATTGATGTAGAAGTTTTAGCTTCTGCTTTTAACATGTCTAAAGCAGAGTTTATGGGACAAAGAGTTTTGATTGATAACTTTGGCGAATTGACCGGTGTTTATGCCGCTATTGTTGATAAAGATTGGTTTATGGTATTTGATAACTGGATTGGATTTACCGAAAACTATAACGGTCAAGGGCTTTATTGGAATTATTTTTACCACTGCTGGAAAACCTTTAGCACTTCTCCGTTTAGTAATGCTATTCTATTTACTACAGCAACAACTGCTGTTACTGGTGTAACTGTCACACCTCCCACTACAGAATTAGTAAAAGGTTCATCTATGCAGTTTACGGCTAGTGTAGTAACTACCGGATATGTTCCTAAAGGTGTAACATGGAGTGTTACTGGTACTACAGATACAGTTTCTTCTATTACTCCCGATGGAATTTTGACAGTGCCATCCACAGAAACTAATACTACTCTCACAGTAACAGCTACTAGCGTATATGACACCAGCAAAAAAGGAACAAGTACAGTTACCTTAAAATAAATTTATGTAGGAGGAAAAGCCATGCCGGAATATATCCCTAATACAATAGTTAGACTACTAGAAAACGTCCCTTTTGATAGCACATATAGCGACACTATTTTATTTACTAGTGTAGCAGAACAAACTAATTTTATGCAAGGGAAAGCAAAATATAGTTTTAACAATTTTACGTATCAAAGGGTAAATTCCAGCGTGGCGACTCCCCGAATTGCTTATAGCGTTAGAGTGCCTAGAGTTGCGGACGATCTTTATAATTGTAATTATTTAATGTTTCAAAATAGTAACTATGGAACTAAATGGTTTTATGCGTTTATTAAACAAGTAAACTATATTAACCCTAATAATACAGAAATAATTTATGAAATAGACCATTGGCAGACATGGGGGTTAAATATAAATATTTTACCGTGTATAGTGGAAAGGGAACATAGTTTAACAGACGAACCTTTCGAGAATTTAACGCCCGAACCATTAGATATACCGTATTATATACAAGAAGGTAATGAATGGACTACTTCACGAAGTATATATTATATAGTCGTATTAGCCACATATAGTACTAAATTGCCTGATGTATTCCATAAAGCCGATAATTATGGATATACATATTCAGGGCTTTGGATATATTATAAACCAATGAATTTAAAAGATGAAGTCACCGATTTAATTAAACAAATGGATGAATTAGGCATAGGTGACTCCATTGTGAGTATATTTATGAGTTTTATAGAACCTAAAACTACAACTTTGAATGTACCAATACCAGAGGAAAAAACCACAAATATAAGTATCGCTACCGATAGCTACGATACGTATACTTTTAGAAATAAAAAATTATGTAATTATCCTTTTAGAGTTTTTAGGTTGAAAAGCGGAAATGGAAGTGCTATAGATTTTAAACCGGAACTATGTAACGGCGAAAAACTTAAATTATATGTGTATGAAAGTAGTTCGATTACTCCAACTGTTACTGTATTTCCTAACACAAAGGAATTGTCAAGATATGAACTGCAAGTTACTTATGAGGACACATATCAGTGCGCATGGGGTAGTAATGTATACGCTAATTGGGTTGGTTATAATGGTGTAACTAACGCTTTAAGTGCATTTGCAAATTTAACACAAATTGGGATGGGAGCTTCTACTGGTAATATTGTTTCCGCCTTAAGCGGTGGGTTAGGGGTTAGTAAAAGTATAATTAATGAATACAATAAAAGAATACATCCAGACATATTTAAAGGTAATATAAATTCTTCTGCCGCCGCTATAAATGCTAATTGTACAGGAATTAGTTGTTATGCTTTAAGTTTAGATAAATATACGGCTAAACTATTTGATGAATTTTTTGATATGTATGGTTATGCTTGCAATCAATTAAAAAAGCCTAATTTAACCGGTAGAGAACATTGGAACTATGTTAAAACAAATAACTGTATTATTGAAGGTAGTATACCCGTTGACAGTATGGACAGAATTAAAGAAATGTTTAATAGTGGTATTAGATTCTGGCATGGAGAAATTGTTGGGGATTATTCGTTAAGCAATAAGCCTATAGCGGAGGTGAACTAAATTGCAAGATTTTATCACTTGGAATAAAAACGAAAAATATGTTGCAAAGAAAATGAATAATGACACATTCAACGATTATTATTACAGGCTAAAAAATTTTGTTATTAATATGTTTGAATGGTCTAATTTGCCGGAAACTGTAGACGAACGTTTTTTAGAGCTTACACTTTGTGACTATGGGTTTGCAGTTTATTTTAATGATGAAGAAATAGGAAATTTGGCTTTAACGTGTATGATTGCACCGCCATTGGATGTATACAGGATTCCTATTAAGCGTAGGGCATATGCCACAAATGGCTATCAAAAAGAATTAGATAATAAAAACAGTGTAATGATTTTTAATAATTATTTGCACATTCCCTCATCTTTAACTATTTATTTATACGCTAAACGCCTATATGAAATAGAACGCACAATAGACGTAAACGTTAAAGCACAAAAAACTCCTATTGCTATATTATGCGAAGATGCAGAACGTTTAAGTCTTATGAATTTATATAAAAATTATGATGGAAATATACCTGTTATATTTGGCACAAAAAATTTAGACTTGAATAACATTAAATCATTAACAACTACTGCTCCATATGAAGCCGATAAACTAAACACACTAAAAAGACAATATTGGAATGAAGCTCTAACATTTTGCGGTATCGAAAATAGTAATACTGAAAAGAAAGAAAGATTAATCACGGATGAAGTTGTATCAAATTTAGGCGGTGTTCAGGCGCAAAGATATGTAATGTTAAACGCAAGACGCGAAGCGGCTAAAAAGATTAATAAAATGTTTGGGACTAATATAGAGGTAAACTTTAGACAAGAATTTAATTTCTTTAATGAAGATATGTCAACTACTACAGACAATAATCCAACCAAAACGGAGGTGGATGAAGAATGGCAGAATACACAATAGAGCTAAAAGACTTATTAAATATGGGGTATGAACTAAACTTAAAACACTACCCTATATTTTCAGAAGATTATAGAGAGTATCTAAACAATAAAATAATAGAACACTTTTATTTTAGAGAAATAGGACAGGAAACTCCGGATAGGTTTAATTTCTTTTTGGGTAGGACTATGAATGAGATTATGCCATATTATAATCAGCTCTATAAAAGTGAATTGATTAAATTCGATCCGTTAGCCACAAATTATTTTGAGGAATTAAGCAAAAGACAAAGAGAAGAAAAAACAGAAAACAAAATAGATAACACTAAATCTAATAATTTAACAAGTTCAGATAGATATTCAAAAAACACAGACACTACCGAAAATGAAGTAATAGAATCTGACGATACAGAACATAATGAAAACAAATATGCTAAATTAGGTGCAGAAAATTCTACCACTGATATTAATACTATAACAAATAGCACAACTAACAAAACCGAAAATGAGCTAACCACAAATGATTTAATAGAGACTAATGAACAAACAGAAAATATAACATCAACAAAAACAAACAATTTAACAGAAACAGAAAATGAAACTATAGAATCTGAATCCACCGTCACAAATGATTTAACAAATACTACTACCGTAGAAAATACCGGAACAGGGACATCGAATACAAGTGGTTCTAAAGATAGTATTTTTAGCGATATACCGCAAGCAGGAGTGGAAACTACTAAAACTATTGCTCCAGATGGCACAATTACTATTGTTACTAATGGTTATGCAACCACCCAAACCACAGAAAGCACTAATGAAAAATCTAATACAACAACCTCTGAAAATAGTGATTCTACATCAAAGCAAACCGGAACAGTAGTAACAGACGGAAACTCAACAAGAAATAATACTAAATCAAATACAGGGACAGTAAAAGATGAAGGCAATAACTCTTCCAATTATTCAAAGTCTAATACTGGCACTGTTAATGTGGATAAAACAGGTAACGAAAAAACAGATACCACAACAACTACTTCTGAATCTTTTGATAAAAGTTGGAGTGAAAACGGAAATAGCAGTGGTGATAAAGATTCTACTTTTAATCAAAATTCTGATAGAAAAGGAAATGAACAGGAATCATCAGAAAGAAATATTATTAATGCAGAAAAAGAAAAAAGTAAAACAAAATCTAATAATATTTCATCCGAAACAGATAGCATAAATAAAATATCCAAAGGACGGACAGATTATTCCCCCGCAAAACTTATTATAGAATATCGGGCGTCCCTCATTAACATAGATATGCAAATAATTGGGGAGCTTGAAAAATTATTTATGGAGGTATATTAAAATGAAACACTGTGATGAAAAATGCTTTCACGATTTTCCAGACTTTTGCCCACCACCTAGCAAACCGCCTATTCCTTGTAATCCTCCTGTTCCCAGCGTGTACAAGGTACGTCATTATATGAAGCGGTTAATAACCTTACTAATCGTGTTAACGTGTGTATTAATACTTACAACGACGTAATGCGTAATTGTTATGCCACATTACACAATTTAGAAAAGGCGGCAGAAGAAAATGGCGCATATTATTCGCCTTGTGATGTATATACCGAAGAAGGTTACTCCGCCGATGAAGGGGGAACGTATACTTTAATTCATAAAAATGTCGTAGATAGACGTGGTGAACCTATCAGAATAAAACTTCATCTTGCATACGGAAACACCACTAATAGCAAAATTCAGCAGGGACTATTTTCTGCTAGTAAAATCACATATGCAGACAAAATTGTAATTGCTCAACCTATGGGTGAAAATGGGTGGTATGGTAAACCAATTTGGAATGGGTGTCCAATTCCGGGAGCAGACGCGCCAAATCTATATACTATGGGTTTTACACGTTCAGGGGTAATGAAAGTGTATAATAATACAGTCAGTACCGACCAAATGTTAAGAGATACAGTTGAGGACGCAATGGGCGTTTCAGGTGTGCTTATCATGAATGGGCAAATTACTGATGATAGTTATACTGCTAATATTCCGAATGCGAAAGTTCAAACATCCCGCGTATGTGTAGGACAGAATCTTGATACTAGGGAAGTAATTTTTCTTGTGTGTGGAAATGAAACAATGTTAATAAAAAAGGTCTTACCACAAAAGCGTGCGCAAATATTTTATTGCAATATGGATGTGATATTGCAGTAGAACTTTGTGAAGGCACTTCTGCTGGTGCAATGGATAAAGGCAGTCTAATGTTTGTTCCTGAAAATAACGAAGTTCCGGAAGGATATTGTTTCTGGTATATTTCCAGAGCTTGTTTTTATCGTTCAGATTATGAAAGAGAACTTGCTGAACTTATGCAAAATTATGGACAGTGCATTTGGAATACCTATTTAAACAAAAAAGATATAGACAATCTTCAAACTGATTTGGAAAACGAAATTAATAATAGAATTGAAGCTGATAATGCGTTAAAAGCAGAAGATGAAAGAATTGAAAATAAATTAGATGAAGAAATAGCAACTAGAACTGAATCTGATGAACAATTTCAGACCGCTATTACAGACCTACAAACTAGGACGGCAAAAGCAGAAACAGATATATCCAATCTTAAAAATTTATATAATAAACTTCAAGAACAGACATCTGCAATGGATGAGGCTATTACTTCAATTCAAACTACAATTACATCCATTGAAACATCATTAAATAATCTGAAACAAACAGTTGAGGATATTAGAAATGGTACAATTCAATTAAGCTATCTTGCGCTTTCTGGTGGGACAATGACTGGTACAATTAATATGAATAATAACAAAATTACTAATTTACCTGAACCCACATCCGAAAAAGACGCCGCAACAAAGGCATATGTAGACAGTCATAGTGGTGGAGGTGGAGAACCCGGAAATTATGTTTCCAAAGCGGGAGACACTATGACCGGTGCATTAAACATAGCAATGGATGGCAAAGAAATTTCCATTTCTAATTCAACCATAGAACTTGATAACGGAACAGAAATTGTAAGCGTGGGTGAAGTTGAAGGCGCTAACAATGCAAACGCTTATGGACTATCTTCTATTACCGACCTCACATTGGTAACTAACGGCACAGTTAATTTAACTAATTCAACTGGTGGAGCGGTAGCTATTACTAACGTTCTCACCCCGACAGAAGCTAATGACGCTGTTAATAAAACTTATGTTGATAATGCTATAAGCAGTGCTGGTGGTGGAGATTTTCTTGCAAATGGTTCTGTTCCTGCTACTGGCAATTTTAATATGAATAATCACAAAATTACTAATTTATCAGCGCCCACAGAAGCCGCGGATGCTACTAATAAAACATATGTTGATAATTCAGTTGCTTCTGCTGGCGATGGAAAATTTCTGCCTATATCCGGAGGTACAGTTACAGGTAACACAACTTTTAATAGCGAACTAAACAACAATAGCATTATAAAATTAACAAATAGAGATTATATTACTCCCTCTACTGAATTTGGTATTTCAAAAATATACCAAAAGAAAAGAACAGAATCAAGTGCTGCAGCTCCTGAACTTGTAATAGAAGCACCTAACGCCGATAGAATGAGATTAAATGTGGGATATACAATGTTACCAAATCAGGTAAATATTGAGTCCCAAACAGAAAAGCAACTTAATGTATATGCGGATACTATTTCATTAAATAATAATCCTTATACTATATTAAAAAATGTTGGTGACCCTGTTTCAGACCATGACGCGGTTAATAAACAATATGTGGATAATGCTATTGGTAGTGCAGGAGGTGGAGATTTTAAGGCTGATGGCTCTGTACCAGCCACAGGCGATTTTAATATGGGTTTACACAAAATTACCAATTTAGCTATGCCTGTTGAAGGAACAGACGCCGCCTCACGAAATTTTGTATTTGGTAATTTCTTGCCTAAAACCGGTGGTACACTTACAGGTGATTTAAAAGTAGCCGCAGATTCTGCTACTATGACAGTAGAAGGAAATAGCGGAGCTGGTGTGACGGTAACAGGTTACTCTAATTCTGGTATTGCAACCGGTGAAATGATTATACAGGACAGTAGCCAATCTAATAGTAACTATCTAAGACTTAGCACAAGCGCAATTACCACTGAATTAGCATGTAACACAAAATTAAATGTTGCGGCTAACGAAGTAGACTTTGGTAATATAAAAAGTCACTGGTGTGGCTTTACCTACTGCAAATACTGATGTTGCCTCAAAAATGTATGTGGATGCTAAAGTAGGAGGAGCAAACGTTATATCAAAGTACGGAAGCTTTGCAACTTTAAATTCTTTAGATGTCACATTCACTGAATACGATGCTTCTAAATGTTACTGGTGTAATATTTTTGTTAGTTTGTACAATGAAGGTAATGATAATTGTGTGTGATATAATATAGACAGTTGGTAAGGGAAACAAAAGAAATGGCAATTGTATTGATTAAAATTTAGGAGGAATTAAAATGGGAAAAAGAAAATATGATTACGTTGTAGAAAGAGTTAATGAACAGGGAGTTGTCTACAGTAGGGATTATTATACGTCTTTAAAAGATGCAAAAGCACATTTTACAAAAAGGGATTGTATTTATAAAGGGCTTTTGGGAACGGCATATTATGATGGTTTTGGATGGGCTATAGATATGTCTGACAGAATAGAGATTATTACAAAATATAACAGGAGGTAACGTCATGGGTGCAATTAAAAAATTAATTAAATTAAAAATTGAATACTATAATAAACTTTATAGTTATTTAAGCAATAGTAAATTTCTGTCATATGTTAATATATTGGAAGAGTTATTGGATGAAATAGAAGGCATACCGGAAACAGTGATTAGATATGAGGAGATAATGGAGGATTTAAAAAATGATTGATTGGGCTAATGGTCTAGTTTTGGAAAAATGGTTATGTGAATTGGTGAATGTGATGAAGGAAATTAGGGACGAACTACAGGAAATTAATAGAAATATGGAGGATTTAAAAAATGAACATTGAATATATTTTAAAAATTAAAATGGTTAAAGGTGATAATATTACGATTGTAAAATTACATGCTAATAAATTAGTAGATTTGTTGGAATCTTACAGTGCCATGAAGTACGGTATGGAGAATGAAGGATATAAACTATATGCTTATGGTGTAATCAATAAGGAGAGATAAGAATGGAAGAATTGTGGGTATTAGTTAGTGTAAAATATGATGAAAAATTAGGGCATAAAGTATATGTATTTGACGATCCAGAAGATGCAATTTTAGTGCAAGAATTTTTTGAGCCCACCGAAGAAATGGAATTATATACATATTTGGAAGCAAGAGCTGATTTTAGCATTGCGTTTAGCCTAAATAATGCTATAAAAAGATATGATTCTTATGGCAGTGATATAAATTTGTTTAAGGAGGTGATGGAAATGTAGAAATTTGAAAATAGTATGTATTTATATATTTAAAATTAGAAAGGATTGAAAAACAGTATGGCAGAATTAGTGACAAGAACATTTATTTCAACAAAAATCACATTTAACGTGATTGAAACAGACAACTCAAGTGTATGGTTAGGAGAACCGCAAACAATAGTAGTTACTGGCAAAGTGGATGAAGAGGCGGCACTTAAAGCGGTTAAAAAATCGCAGGGTAAAAATAAAATGTATATTATTAATAATTTGGAATATTTGGAAGAAATGTATGCTTGTAGCGTATCAGATTTTATATCAATCAGTAAAAAAGTAGAAAAATAATAAATAATTTTTTGGAGGTATTTGAAAATGGAAAATAAAGATTTAATGGTAATGGATGAAAACGAAAAATTTATTGCTGATTTGACAACTAGAAGAACCTCTTTTTGCAGTTTAAATGCTGTAAGTTTTGAAGAAAAAGCTAAACTTTTTAAAGCCATGAATAATCCCGAACACAGACTAAGCGAATATATTAATAAAACTATCCTTGCAAAAGATTTATTTTGCGAAGTTGTTGACTGTGTAAATCAGGAAACCGGGGAAATTACAGCTTGCCCGAGAATTGTTATTATAGATAAAAATGGCGAAGGCTATCAGGCGGTTTCCCTTGGTGTGTATGGAGCTGTTAAAAAATTGATTCAGACTTTTGGCGCGCCAACCTGGGAAGAAGGTTTACCGTTGGAAGTTAAACAAATTACAAAAGGACAAAAACAGCTTTTAACATTTAACGTAGTAACTAAATAAAATGGAGGATGTGTGGGGATTGAAATATATCCCCACCAAATAAAATATTATGAAAGTGTATGCAAATTTAAAATGTTCGCCATTAACTTTTAGCGCTAAAGGCTTACTATATTTTTTTT